CTCTACATCCACATGAAAGGTATCCACATCTACAGTCAGGTTAGAACTCACATAGGCATTCCCGACAACATGGAGTTCCGCATCCGGATTTTTAGTGTTAATACCCACGTGGTCCGCCTCTACATCCACGTGGAAGGTGTCGGTGTCCACGGTGAGGTTTGAAGTCACATAGACATTACCAACAACATGGAGTTCCGCATCGGGGTTTCTGGTGTTAATACCCACGTGGTCCGACTCTACATCCACATGGAAGGTGTCCGTGTCCACAGTCAGGTTAGAACTCACGTAGACATTTCCCACAACATGTAGGTTAGCTGCGGGTTCATTGGTCTCAATACCAACTGAATGAGTTAAAGCATCAACGTGAAGGGTATCTACATCCACAGTCAGATTAGAACTCACATAGGCATTCCCGACAACGTGGAGTTCTGCATCTGGGTTTCTGGTATTAATACCCACATGGTCGGCCTCGGTGTCAACGTGGAAGGTGTCCGTGTCCACAGTCAGATTAGAACTCACATAGGCATTCCCCACAACGTGAAGGCTGGCTGCAGGCTCCTTGGTGTTAATACCTACATGATCAGCCACCGTGTCGACATGGAACGTGTCTACATCTACAGTCAGGTTAGAACTCACGTAGGCATTCCCGACAACGTGAAGGTTGGCTGCAGGCTCCTTGGTGTTAATACCCACATGGTCGGCCACTGTATCCACGTGAAGGGTATCCACATCCACAGTCAAGTTTGAACTCACATAGGCGTTCCCCACAACGTGAAGTTCTGCATGGGGATCGACAGTCTTAACACCAACTTTGTTTTCGACAGAGTCAACAAAAAGTGTATTCGTATCAACTGTCAAATCACCCGTGACATTTGTATTCCCTCGCACAACCAAAATATTTGAACCAAACTCATCGACATATAAGTTTGATCCCACATCGAGTGTGTGAATGGGACTTGTATTTATAATACCAACATTAGCTTCGGTGAGTACTCTACCATAAACATGCACATCAATGTCTTCATCGGTCTTGGGACTAAATGTTTTGCTTGTGGCGCCACTTTCTGTGTAGCCCAAAACAATTTCATCCGTCCCTTCTCTAAAACCAATGACAACATTTGATTCAGGTCTGTTCATGAGAAGTCCCAAATCCAGAGTGGCGTCTCCAGATGTATTGTTTCTTCCCAACTCTACAATTGCGTCTGTAATTGAAAGATTCTCGGTGTTGACGACAGTCACGACACCATTAATTTGGGCGTTACCATCAACAATAAGATCCTTTTGAATGTAAACATTTCCGCCAAGTACTGAAACAACATTTGATCCCACAACATCTATCGCCACGTTTGTACCAATATCAAGTGTATGAATTGGCGAACCGTTGGCTATACCAACATTTGAAAGTGTTGTGATTGAAGTAATTGTGTTGTTAAATGATGCAGTATTACCAGTTACATTTCCATTAATTACAGCAGCTTCTAAATCGAAATCAAGAATATCTTCGGCAATTGCACCAGAGTCCATGACTTCTTTAGTAACTTGGTTATACGCGAGTACTGTAATATTTCGATCACCAAGATCTTCACGTAGTCGAAGTGGTGTCATGTACACGGAACCTGCATAATCCGCGTTGATCTCGACATTACTCGCGTTGAACACAATTGTATTGTCCGCCTGGTCATCTTTACAGTTCTTACCAAACCTAATCCTGGTAGATCTCTCTACTGTAGGTAAGTTCTTGACCATTTAATATAGGAGGGTAAATTAATTTGCGTAAAGGAGGCCTGCCATTCCATTCTCTATTCTAAGTATGTTATAGTTGACTGCATAAATTGGGTCATTAATAGGCATACTTTCGCTCATGATTTTTACGGAATCGAGGCGACTGAAGTTAAGTGTTCCAGTTGGTTGGAGTGAACTGGTTGACAAACAAAAACAATAAAGGAAGAAATCTGGAGAAGTCACGAAGTTTGTGTGATAATAGTTCATCACATCAATGTAGTGAGGTTTACCCCATCTATAGTTACCTACATCAAGACCGTTTATGTTCAACTTTACCTTGTTCCTTGTAGAAGTCAAAGCACCTTCGGTTGTTGTATCCGACGAGGCCAGATACTTCACTGGGTGGTTAAATGTCAACTCCTGAACAAGTTCATATGATGGAATAGTTTTTTGGACTTGGGTAATAAGAAGATCATGCTTTCTTGTTGCAATGTTACCCCTCTCTTCATTGTCTAAGTAGTAATAGTTTGCAAAAAGTTCAACATTATAGTTTGCAGCTTGGGGTCCCCAGTTAATTCTCAACTCAACATTATGATAGTTGAGGGCAACCAATGGAAGTGCACATTGAGGTCCCTCACAAAAGAAGAAGCGAAGTGGGTAAAAGTATGAACGAGCGCTCACACCTGGATGTGTACCATTTGCACTCTTCGATACATTTTGGGCAAAAGTATCAATGGCAATCTTTTCTGTAAAAATTGCATCTTGAGTATCTATAACTGAACCTCCAATGAGAAGTTCAACTTTATCTATGATAGTGTTCCAAAACTGAACATCGAGGGACTGTGTATTATCATCAAGTGTAAAATACATGTAGCCCAAGAGATCACCAGTTTTTTCAATCTGGACACTTGACATTGAATTATTTTTCACATCACCACGTATAGTTTGTTTTTCAATGGACTGTGAAAAATTCGCATGTCTTTTGAATGTAGATGAAAAAAACGATATTTCCGGATTGCCCATAATGTACTCGTCCTGAGCACCAATAGACACTAATTGAACAATACCTGCAGACATCGTTTACTACATTAAAGGGAGAAAATTACAAGTTTGGTTTTCTACACACAAATCTAAGAACTAAAAAGTTATTTCCAGGTGTATCTGGATTTTGGATAGTATTTCCATCTTGGTTTCGAATAGTTACATTGAATCTATCTATTCTTCTGATTGGATCAATATATTGGGTAACAATTGGATAGTTGTCTTTGAATGTGATAAGTTCAGTGTCATCTGTCACGAGACTGGCAAATGAGTTTCTGAGAACACTCATAGAGGCTTGGCCACTGAGAACATTTGAAGATCTGTCATTGAAGATGGAATCTAATTCATCGATGGAGACGTAGCAATGTTCTGTAGAGACATTCGAATGAATGTGTGCCGCAAGGAGTCTCGCCTGAACCACATTTTTGATGGGTTGTTGAAGGTAAGAAGTAAAAGTATTCGCACTGTCTTGACCAATTGAATCAATCGTTACAGTGTGATACTCATAGTTGAGATCTGGAATAGTCTCAGTGGGCGAAGTGATCAAAGCCATTTAGTATTAGCTTAGATTAAAGATCCACCAATTCCGTCCTCGATTTCATAGCCACCCGCTTGTTCCGCGACAAGCTTTTCGGATGCACAGAGACCACCTGGAGTGAGGCTCTTGGTGTATGTGCTCCCTTCGCTGGTGTGACCAGGAGCACATTCAATGCGGTGTTCGAGGTCAAAGATAGATTGTTCATTAATCGCCTTAATGGTGATTGGTCTGGGTTGGTACTTGCTGGTGCTTTTCAACATACCAAGCACAAAGATCAAAACGATCAGAGCAACAATGGAGATGATGGCATTTCGGTTAGCACGGTTGAGGTTCAACATTTATAATGTACATATATAATTTTTTCTAAAGTGCGTTAAAGGTTATTTAATACTTTCCTATTAGAGAGTAGATGGACGAAGAAATTGTCTTAGATCGTGGGAGTGCTACTGTGATGAAACTGGACGCCGACGAACAGGCCCTGATGGATGAAATTGAGATTTCAACCTCACGTCCTCAGCCTGTGCGACGACCCCAACCACAGCAAGTGCGTCGCCCACCCCCACCACAACAACAAGAAGCAATGGATGCTTTTGTGAATCCAAATAAACAATCAGCTCCAAGCCCTCCACACCAAGATGAAGAAATTGACTATGGTGAAGATGAACCAATGTTCTTTGATGACGCCGATGATGGTCCCGAAATGGGGATGCAAGAAGAAAGAC